GAGATATTTCTTACAAACAGGACAAGATCGATTAGAACTCTTTGTAATTAGTTTCTTTGGGATAAAAACTCCATGAACTTCTTGCTTGTCATAGTCCTCTTCTATAATTTCATTATAATGAAGCTCTTTTAATTGTTCAAGATATTTCTTTTCCTTCTCATCGTCCCAATCTTTTCTTGGATGCTGGACAGTGTCCGTTCCGTATTTTTCTGCTATTGCTTTTTCAACTTTTATTGCATAGTTTGGATCTTTATTTTTCATTTTTCTCCTGCCACTGGTGTGAAATTTTATTTTTGTCAATGGGTCCTCCCTTTGCCCATGTCCTGCATGCTCTTGCGGAGTGACACTTAAAATGATGCATCCAACAATATCCTAACTTGCCGTCAGGATCCGAGACAGGGCCGGGCATGCACTTTAGCATCCTTGGGGAGATATCAAAAGCAACACAGTTTGCACAAAGAGATTTTTTAGCAGCTTGTTCTGTCGTATTCCAATAATCAGCAATATCTTTCCAATAATCACCGGGCTCATCCACGTTAAGGGGCCCATATTGAATATGCTCTTCTTTTATAGAGGAGTCCCTATTCTTTGTATTTAATTCCAAATCCTGTGTAGCTTCTGGGCAGAGGAATTTTTTTATTTTTCTTATAATTATCTTCATTGTGTTAAACCCGGTTTCACTGCGTACATTATCGCAATGGCTGTGGCTGCTCCTAAAACAAAACCACCTGCAATAAATAGTGAATTGTCTCTCGGTTTCATCTTTTCTATTTGTTGATCTCTGATTTTTAGTATCTCTTTTAGTTTTGTAGTCTCGGCTTCATACTTTGTCTTGAGAAGATCATACTTGTATTTTTCATCTATTTTTACTTTATTAATCTCAAACTCAACTCGGAAATCACAAGACATTTTATTTGTCTGATCTTGTACGATCAATTCAGTGAGAGCTTCATCATTTAGAAGTCTACCTTTCCATGGGGCGCACTCACCAGCTTCAAGTTCTGTAAACTTGGGTTCTGCGAACAACAGAGAGGATAACAACAATATCATTCTTTTTTGATACCTTTATCTTTTAAGAAGTTATCAATACTTTCCGGGCTTGATTCTACTTCTTCTCTTAGCCTTTTTGCTTTGACTTTCTTGAGGTGTTCCATTTTTTTTTCAAAAGAAAGCACATTTTTGCTAAAAGCACCATCTCTAGCTTTAACATGTTCTAAGTTTTCTTCCAATTGATCTTTAGCGGTATTTTCAATTATTTCTTTTTCTTTATCAAAGTTTTTCTTCGCGTCAACAGCTTTGTTATTCCACTCTCTAGATTTTGAATATCCAACTAAAAGAGCAAAAAGAGAGGCTAGTGAAAACACCAACCATCTCCAATGAGCGAGACACCAAGACTTAGTCTTTTCCCACCAAGACATTTTTTAGCCCTTCCAGACTTTTGCAATATCAATGACGGATTGTCCGCCAATATACATCGTTGCAATCATTGCCCATGTATCTGGGTCAAGAGTTGACCATACCATCAAAGCTGTTGCTGCTATAAACACTAGTAATTTACGACTTACAACTTTTTCTTGGACTCGATCTAGAACACCAGCCTTTGATTTATTGCAACATTGACAATCTTTACAATCTTTACAATCTTTACAGCATTCGCACCCGTTCTCACAATTCTTTTCACAGTCTTCATTATGCATTCTTTATTCCTCCATTACCCAATCACAACCGTATTCTTTAGCCATACGTATTGCTTCTTGGTATTTTTTTGTTTCATCTTCCATACGACCATCGGGGTCATAATCTTTAATAAATTGCTCTCTATTTCGCGCCATCATAGTCATTTCTTGTATATCTTGCATGACTCTCTGTGCTGTCATAGCCTGACTACGATAGAACCTACAGTGATCGACGATAACACGAGGATTGGACGTACGAAGATCTTCTTCCTCGTCCCCCATCAAATCATCTATCTCTTCTTTTATAATTTTTCTTAGTTTTTTTTTTGTGATCTTAGATTCTTTAAAAAGATCACTCTGTTCGGCTGGGGGCAATTGTTCTGATGGTGTCTTTTGTGGGGCCATCTCAGCCTTGTAGAATCTTCTCATAGCACTATTAAATTCCGCTGATCCAAACTTACTCATAATCTCGTCGACAGACATCATAGATAATTCTCGGGCCATTCTTTGCTTTTTTGGATGATTAAATCTAGCATACTCTTCAAGTATCGTTAATATTTCTTCTTCCGATAATTCAGCCATAGCTGTTGCCACTTCCATACCATGCTCCTCTCTAAACTTTCCCATATCAAGCAACGCACCAGTCATGACTGCTGGTAGTAATATGCCGCCCATGAGATAAGGAATTATCTCAACAGCACCTTTTAACATTTTTTCGGCACTCTGGTCAAACTCACTAGCTTCTGACATGCTATTAAGCTCTTCTTTTATAAGCCTCTTTAATAATTTTGATGTTAATTTCATAATGTTCTCCAATAAATAAAAAACCTATTTAGCTTTTTACACTAAATAGGTCGTTATTTGTTAAATGTTTACTTTTGCATAGCCATTAATCTTATCAATATCTATTGTCATATCTACGACATCCTTTAAGTTATCCAAGTGAGAGATTAACAAGACAGTTTTAAACTGATTCTTGATCATACCGAGAAGCCTTACAAAGCCTTCCATGTGTTCTTGATCTAATGCTGTTGCTGGTTCATCCAGTATAAACAACTCAGACTTTGGAAGATTAGTTATTGCGATCATTGCAAGGCGTATAGCCATTGAAGCAATTGTCTTCTCAGCACCGGATCCCATAGACAAAGGTCTTTTACCATAGTTTGGATGTTTGATATATATCTCTAATTTTTTCAAATCGTTCTCAAAAAACACTTCAAAATCCACAATGTTAGATAATACTTTAGATATCTCTTGGTTTATAACAGGAAGCTTTTGTTGAATAATCTCATAGGAGATTCCATTGGGGTGCATACAATTGATAAATGTATCATAGGCGATCCACTCTTCTTGCATTTCCTTAAACTCACTTCTTTCTTCATATAAAGATTTGATGGCTTGCTTAGCAGCCGCTTCTTCAATGAGAAATTCTTTTGTAAGCTCATCACACTTTTTAACAGATATTTTAGTTTTTTTAACTTTCTCAACAAGAGCAGTACGTTCTCGGAACAATTGACCTTTATTTTCAATAGCATCTTTATTATCCTCATACTCTTTGGCCTTAGCCTCTAGTGTCTCGATCTCATTTGAAAGCAAATCTATCTTTGCTTTGTTTTGAGACATGATAAGTTTATTCTTTTCTAAAACTTGCGTATTGTGGACATTTTTCTCTTTCAATTCTTGAAGCGCTACTAGTTCATCTTCTATTGCGAGGACATCATAACTTTGCAGACTATCGATGAATTTTTGAGCGGAATCCATAAGTTCCTTTGATACTTCTAAAGCTTTTGGTAATTCTTCCTGTGCTTTGTGTGCCTCCTGTACAAATTGATTGTTTGTGCAATATTGACAGTCGGGATCATATTCGTGATTCTCAAGTAACTTGACTCTTTTTTGTAAGTTCTTTACAATTAAGTTTTGAGCCTTAACTTTGTTATCTATAGACTTTTTTGCAACATTTAATTTTTGCACCTTTCGGATCCGATCCCCTAATTCTAGATATCTTTCATTGGAATACAAAGTAGCATATTCTTTGTTGGATTCTTCGCAACGCTTTACTTGACCCAAGAGAGAAAGATTATTGGCTAACAATTTATCTTTTCGTCTTTTTTTCATCATGATATGCTTTGTAACCTGATCGATGTCAATAATCTCCGCAGGAATTGCGTTGATTGTTTCATTAATCTCCGAAAGCTCCTTGTCAAACCTTTCTAGGGAACTCTCATATATTTTGCATTTATCTATTTGATCATCGATATCCATTCTGATATCTTCCAACAGAACTGTCTTTTTCTGGATTCTTTCTTCAAATTTCTTTGATTCCATTCTCTTGATCACGGCACGGATGTCCGCTCCTTCTTTCTTGGCCATCTTGTGTTTTTGCTCAAAAATATTCAAATCAAGAAACTTAGCCACAATTTCTTTTCTTTTGGTCGAACCTTCTTTAATGAAAGACATCGAGTCAAGCTGGGAAGCCATTGAAGTTAAAAAGAAATCATCGATATTTCCAAAATGTTTTCTAATATTGGCATCGCTTTGATTACGAGTGGTACCATTTAAAGATTCAACAACACCACCGGTGGTCTTTGAGAAGTCTAGATCAACCTTTGCCTCGGTTGTTGACTTGCCTTTGAGTTTTTTTGTATATTTATTTAAATTTCTTCTTATCTCAAAAGAATCATTGCCGGCCTGTAATTTTATTTTACACTTGGCATACTCTTTATTTTGGTTGATGATGTGGACATTTTTTCTCTCTCCTTTAGAAGTTGCGTTAAAAATGCTATATAGCACACTGTCGATAATAGAAGACTTTCCTGAATAATTTTTACCGAAGATTCCGACAAGTCCGGATAGCTTTTCAAAATCAACTTTATTCTTTTCACCGTAGTTGAAGAGGTTATCCCACTCAATTTCTTTAATTTTCCAAATAACATTTCGTGATACCTCCTCTGAATCTTCTATTTGTTTGTTGTAATTCTTATTTAATTCTAGAATTTTATCCATAACCCCATCTTTAAGATTAAGATCCTCACAATATTTACGAATATATTTTTCTTGCACGGCTATGTCTCGAAGGTTCTCCGAGTTAACCGCTTTACCAATTAGCGATGTTGATGCTGCTTGATTGGTCCCGTAGTTCATAAATGACACAGAAGTAGGTGACCATTTAGCTGTTGCCAAATCACACGCCATTTTTAGCTTTATTGGCGAAATATTTGAGTGCGATTTTATACGTAACCTACACCCCTTTGGGACTGTTACCTTTGGAAAACTTCCGTCATTGTTAAGTTTAATCGTTATAAAAGGACGAGGATTCACAATGCTTACATGTTGAGAATTAAAGTTTGTCTTACTTTTGATATTCCACATTAAGAAACCCTTGTCTATAGATTCTCCAAAGTTCTGTTGAACAGTAGATCCAGCATAACGAACTCTACCTTCAATGTCCATAGCTTGAGCTTTGTGGATATCTCCAAGCATTGCAAAATCAAAATCATCGAATATGTTGACAGAGTCTTCTGCTTCTGTCATGACATATCCTTGAGAAGTTTGACACCCATGAATAGACCCATGATACAAGGCTATATTTATATTATTTTCATTTGATGGCTTTAACCAATTATCTCGATCAAACACCGAAAGTACATTCAATGTTAAGCCCGGTAAAGCCTCTGTTTCTCCAGAATTCTTAAGAAGATGAAGGTTTCTATGCTGTAGTGCCTCCACTATTGGAGATATGGCATCCTGTCTTGTATCGTTCTTAAGATTACCGTCATGGTTCCCTAAAATGATATAAGTTGGAGCTATTTCTCCGAGATTATATAAAAAACCAGAGCACATTTGAAAAAACTCTGGTGATAATTGTGTCTTCGTATGAGCGATGTCGCCGGTGTGCACAATAATGTCTGGCTTCATTCTTTCAAGTTTCTTGTAAAGATCTTTAAATGCCATATCATATTCATAATGATATTTAAGGTTCCTGATGTGCGTGTCTGATACGTGTGCTATTTTATACATTTTTCCTCCGATTCTAAAATTTCCACTAAATATTCCAAATACCAAATTGCTTTTTTGATATCCTCTGTTGGGTTGCTTTTATGCTTGTATCTTGCAATGTATTTAATGGCGTTGCCGATACAAAAATCTTTCGCCATACCCAGATCCTTTATAAAATCTATAACTTCTATCTTACCTTTGTTATAGTGATCCGGGTGGTCTACCATTTCTTTCTTCATTATACCTCTCTTGTCTTAAAGCGACCGGTATACATAGTAATTTTACCCTTGAAGCCAAGGCGTTTCATTTCATCTTTCCACACTTTTGGATGATGATGATAAAAATCATCTCCATGGACCTCAAACACATAATGGTGAGCCATTTCATGTAGTAATATGTTTGTTCTTTGACACGTTGACATATCTCTATCTAAATATATTTCCTGCTCTACATGTGGAAAACTCGAAGAAGGATGAGAGTACTCACCCCATGAATCTTCCAAATTCATAACCGTGACGGGTATTTTTTTAAGACTCCCATTCCAGTATTTTTCATTAAGTTGATCAAACTTGTTGTTCCAATAATCTTGCATATTTCCTCCGTTGTGAATATATTGTATCACGCTATGTGTATTCTGTCAAGAAAAAAATCTAATTATTTCAAAAGGGAGGATAAAATGTGGGCTTTTTCATATTTTTAATATTTATAATTATTGGATTAATGGGCATCGAGGTTATCATAGGATTTACAGACACGTCAGAGCGCTCTGGTGCTGATGATCACTGGATTCCGGGCTTAGCCGGAATTGTTGTGTTGGTTATATTACTAGCAGTTCTCAGTTCATAGTCTTTTTAATTTATCCAATATAAACATTTCACCAACATCTGGTTCCTCTGCGTTGCTTTTTCTGGAGATGAATTCTTGTTTGGACATCGATCCGACATCTTCACAGTTAGAAGTGTCAACAACTTTTACGTCGACGTCATATCGATTAAAAAGCCGGACAATGTAATTCCTCTTCTTCTCGGCGTCTTCATCCAATGCTAGATAAACAGGGCTGTCGTGTATAACAATAGCTTGAAATAGCTTTGACTCTTGACGAAGTGTTGATCCAAGAATTGGAATAGCATTTTGACCAACTACAATTGCATCAAACACCCCCTCTACTAAAACTATCGGTTCATCCCAATCAACATATAACTCATTGAAAACTATATCTTTATCCAATGGAGGATTTAAATATTTTCTTTTGTGACCAACGTATGAACGAGAGATGTAATAATTACAATCTCCTTTGTTATTAAATGATGGAATTATAATCCTACCGGAATATAGCCCTTCATTACAATAACCTATCTTCCAATACAAAAGGTCTTTTTTCGATAAACCTCTACTATGCAAGTATTGCAGTGGCCTTTTGGAGTGTCTCGGTAGTTTCTTGTTGTTTAGTGATATAAATTCTGGTGGTAGATCAGTTGTCTGTTCTTCTTCATCATCGTTCAACTCC